TAACTTTACGTTAAGCGATATTACAAGCTATACTAAAATAGCTGCAAGATGGGGTAATAGCAATTTTTCTGTATGGATTAATGGTACAGAAGTTTTAGATGTTGCAGCTTCTAACTTTACAAGCAATACATTAGATTTATTAAATTTAGCAAAGCCTGATGGTTCAGGACAATTAGAAGGCAAATGCAAAGCACTAGCAGTATTTGATGAAGCACTAACAGATACAGAATTACAAAACTTAACGAGCTAATGAATAAGATAGGTAAATACGAGTTTACAAACCAATCCACAGCTAAAAGTAAAATAGCTGCATTAGGAACCGCTACTGATGATGATGGTAATATATACCCAACACATAAGCACTGCGTTGTTGAGTTAGGTAATATTGTAATCACACCAGGTGATTATGATGAAGAAGGTAATGAAGTTGAAGCGCCTGTTTTATCTGAGCTGTACCACATAGATGTGTTATGGAAAGGTTTAGAACCTGTTGATGCAGAAGCAGAAACTTTAGAGTACACTCATCCTAACGGGTGGGCTGATTACGCAGTAGAAATAGAAGATAATGGCGTCCACGCTTTTATGGGTCTAGACTACGCGGATTACAAATTTTAATAAACAATTAAATTAAATTAAATTATGGGAAAATCAATTGACTTGGCTGCTAAGCCAGAAAAAATCAAAGACGAAGAATTAAAAGAAGTGCAACAAGTTATTTCTATGACTAATCAAGTCAAAATGGAAATAGGTAATGCTGAAGCTAGAAAGCATGCGCTTCTCCATGAGCTAGATGGTGTTAACCAAAAGCTTCAGGGTATTCAAAAAAGTTTAGAAGAAGCTTACGGTAAGATTGATCTTGACATCAATACTGGAGAAATTAAATACCCAGAAGATGAGCAAGCTGATTCGTAAAATAACTATAGGTAAAGATTACAAGATTGACGCCATGCACTATTCTGTTGGACAGGATGTGTATGGTGGTCATACTATATGTAACATTATAGAGTCTGAAACAAAATACAGTATATACATACAGAAAGGTAATGATGTTTTACCTTGGAAAGACTTCAATAAAAACATGGCTGTTTCTGTAGAGTACAACCTAGAGTATTAATGCGAGCACTTTACGATTTTATAATAGAACCTAAAGGTGGTAGGTATAATAACTCTGTAAAAGTTGAAGACAAAAGCCTTATATTAAACACTGAAGTTTATAACCATCAATACGTAAACAGAGAAGCAACTGTTATGGCTATACCTCTAAATTATGACGGTGAAGTTGAAGTTGGTGACACTATTATAGTTCATCACAACGTGTTTAGACGATGGCATAATATTAGAGGCGAAGAGAAAAACTCTAGAGGTTACTTTGAAGACAATAAATACTTTGTTACTAAAGATCAAGTTTTTGCTTACAATAGAAACGGTAAGTGGAAACCTGTTAATGGTTACTGCTTCGTTAAGCCTATAAAGTGTATAGACTTTTTTTCTGAAGACAAGGAAAGAAAACTTATAGGCATAGTAAAGTTTACTGACGGGTGTGTTGATGTAGGAGATCTAGTTGGATACGAACCTTACAATGAGTATGAGTTTGTTATAGACGGTCAAAGACTGTATAGAGTTATTTCAAAAGACATTACAATTAAATATGAATATCAAGGAGACGAAGAAGAGTATAATCCAAGCTGGGCATAAAGCTGTTGAAGAGCTAATCAAAGTAGCTAAAGAAGCTATTGTTGATAGTGGTGATGACATTACTGCTGACAGGCTTAAAAATGCTGCTGCTACTAAAAAGCTAGCTATATTCGACGCTTTTGAAATACTTAATAGAATTCAAGAAGAAGAAAACCTACTAGAAGGTAGAGAACCTGAGAAGAAGGAAGAAAGAGTATTTAAAGGTTTTGCGGAAGGTAGATCTAAAAAGTAAATGTACGAACAGACCTTATATAAGATAATAGAACCTATAAAGGCTAACACTTTAAAAAGACTAAATAGGTCTAAGAAGTGGAAGTATGGTTATGACAAAGACAACGATGTTGTGGTAGTATCTAGAACTGGTCAGATAGGAGAGGTGTACGACATTCAGGGTTTAAAAATTGCTTTACCACCATCTCCTAAAAACGTATATAGCAGTGACAAAGATAAGTGGCAGCGTATTGAGCCACCAAAAGCTTTGAGTAAACTTAAAAATATATTTGACTGGAGAGAGTATCCAGAAGATCAAAAAGACCAATGGTACGATTATATAGATGAAGAGTTCAAGAGAAGAAGTGAAGGTTTCTGGTTTCAAAATGCTGGTGTTCCAACTTATATTACAGGAACTCACTACATGTACTTACAGTGGAGCAAGATAGATGTAGGAGCTCCAGATTTTCGTGAAGCTAATAGATTATTTTTTATATTTTGGGAGGCCTGCAAGGCAGACGTAAGGAGTTATGGTATGTGCTACCTTAAAAACAGACGTTCTGGGTTTTCATTCATGAGTTCTGCTGAAACGGTTAATCAAGCAACTATTTCTAGTGATAGTAGGTTTGGTATATTATCAAAGTCTGGTGCTGACGCGAAAAAGATGTTTACAGATAAAGTTGTACCTATATCTATAAATTACCCTTTCTTTTTCAAGCCTATTCAAGACGGTATGGATAGACCTAAGTCTGAGCTTGCGTATCGTGTGCCGGCTAGTAAGTTTACTCGTAAGAAAATATCTAGTAATGAAAAGCTAGAAGAGCTTGAAGGGTTAGATACAACTATAGACTGGAAGAACACTGGAGACAATAGTTATGATGGTGAAAAGCTTAGCTTATTAGTGCACGATGAAAGCGGTAAGTGGGAGAAGCCTGACAATATACTAAATAACTGGCGAGTAACAAAAACCTGTCTTAGACTAGGTAGTAGGATTATTGGTAAGTGTATGATGGGCTCAACGTCTAATGCTTTAGATAAAGGTGGCGACAACTTTAAAAAATTATACAACGACAGTGATGTCAAAAATAGAAATAAAAATGGTCAAACAAAATCTGGTTTATATGCTCTGTTTGTTCCAATGGAATGGAACTTTGAAGGATTTATTGATGAGTATGGACGACCTGTCTTCACTACTCCAGGACGAGATGTTTATGGACCAGACGGTCAACTAATTGATATCGGGGTTATAGATCATTGGGAAAATGAAGTGGATGGCTTAAAAGACGACCAGGATGCTTTAAATGAATTCTACCGTCAGTTTCCAAGAACAGAAGAGCACGCGTTTAGAGATGAAACTAAAAACAGTCTTTTTAATCTAACTAAAATATACGAGCAAATAGACTACAACGAAGGGCACAGAAACTCTTCTGTAGTAACCACTGGATCTTTTCAATGGGCTAACGGTATGAAGGATACTCAAGTAGTATTTAATCCTGATCCTAATGGCAGGTTTAAAGTTAGCTGGGTTCCAGATAGAAATCTTCAAAATAGAGTGATACTTAAAAATGGAGTAAAATACCCAGGAAATGAGCATATTGGTGCCTTTGGTTGCGATAGCTATGATATTAGCGGTACTGTTGATGGTAGAGGATCCAACGGATCTCTTCATGGACTAACCAAGTTTAGCATGGAGTCAGCACCGGCCAACACATTTTTTCTTGAGTATATTGCTAGACCACAAACCGCAGAAATATTTTTTGAGGACGTATTAATGGCCTGCATATTTTACGGTATGCCAATACTAGCGGAGAATAATAAGCCAAGACTACTATACCATTTTAGAAGAAGAGGATATAGAGGGTTTAGTATGAATAGACCAGATAAAGTTTGGAATAAATTATCTGTTACCGAAAAAGAAATAGGTGGTATGCCAAACTCAAGTGAAGATATAAAACAAGCTCATGCAGCTGCTATTGAAATGTATATAAATGATCACGTAGGTCATATAGACGATGGGACTTACGGAACAATGTATTTTAATGAAACGCTAAATGACTGGGCTAAGTTTAATATAAACAAAAGAACAAAGCACGATGCTTCTATAAGCTCTGGTTTAGCAATAATGGGTTGTAATAGACATTTATACAAACCTAGACAAGATAAAGCTAGAAGCACTGTAAATGTAAGTATGGCTAGATATACTAACGACGGATATTCGTCAAAAATAATTAAACACTAAATATGGCTGACTCAGTTATAAAAAGTTATTTTCCAAGTCAGGTTGTAAGCGACCTAGAAAAAGTTGGTTACGAATATGGTATGAAAGTTGCTAAGGCTATAGAAAGCGAATGGTTTTCTGATGGCTACAATAATAGATACCTAAATAACCAGAACAATTTCCACAAATTAAGATTATACGCTAGAGGCGAACAGTCAATACAAAAGTATAAAGACGAGCTATCTATAAATGGTGACTTAAGCTACTTAAACTTAGACTGGAAGCCTGTGCCTATTATACCTAAGTTTGTTGATATTGTTGTTAACGGTATATCTGAAAGAACTTACGATATAAAAGCTTATTCGCAAGATCCGTTTGGCGTTCAAAAAAGAACAGAGTATATGCAGTCTATACTAGATGACATGCGTACTCAAGAGATAAATGATTTTGCTGATCAAGCATTTGGTGTAAATCTTTATTCCAACGATCCTGAGTCTCTACCTGTAGACGAAGATGAATTAGCGTTACATATGCAGCTAACATATAAGCAAGCTGTTGAGTTAGCCGAAGAGCAAGCTTTAAACACTTTGATGGATGGTAATAAGTATGAGCTCATTAGAAAAAGATTTTATTATGATTTAACCGTGTTAGGTATTGGTGCTGTTAAAACAAGTTTCAATACATCTGAAGGTGTAAAGATAGATTATGTTGATCCTGAAAACTTAGTTTATTCTTACACGGATTCACCTTACTTTGATGACATATACTACGTAGGTGAAGTAAAGACTATACCTTTAAACGAGTTAGCAAAGCAGTTTCCACATTTAACTCAAGAAGATTTAGAGGAAATAGAGCAGTCTAACGCTAGAGACGACGGTAGATATAATACTAGAACATCTGGAAACAGTAGATACACTGATAACAATCAAGTGTCTGTATTATACTTCAACTACAAGACTTACATGAATGAAGTGTATAAGGTTAAGGAGACAGGTACTGGCGCTGAAAGAGCTATAGAAAAAGATGATAGCTTTAATCCTCCAGAGGATATGGAGGCTAACTTTTCTAAAGTTCAAAAGTCTGTTGAAGTTTTATACGAAGGTGCTAAAATACTAGGTACGGACAAGCTTCTCAAATGGGAAATGTCTAAGAACATGATGAGACCTAAAAGCGATTACACTAAAGTTAAGATGAATTACTCTATTGTAGCGCCAAGAATGTATAATGGTAAAATAGAGTCTTTAGTTAGTCGTATAACAGGTTTTGCTGATATGATACAACTAACGCATTTAAAGCTGCAGCAAGTAATGTCAAGACTTGTTCCAGATGGAGTTTACTTAGACGCTGATGGTTTAGCTGAAATAGACTTAGGCAATGGAACAAACTATAGTCCACAAGAAGCTTTAAACATGTTTTTCCAAACTGGTTCTGTTATCGGTAGATCAATGACTGCTGATGGTGATATGAATCCAGGTAGAGTACCTATTCAAGAAATATCTAGTGGTAGCGGTGGAGCAAAGATGCAAAGTTTAATCGGTACGTACAACTATTATCTACAGATGATTAGAGATACAACCGGGCTAAATGAAGCTAGAGACGGTAGTAACCCAGATAAAAACGCTTTAGTTGGTATTCAAAAACTAGCCGCAGCAAACTCTAACACAGCGACTAGACATATACTTCAAGCAGGACTATTCTTGACATCAGAGGTTGCAGATCAACTATCACTTAGAATATCAGATATAATAGAGTATTCACCTACCAAAGACGCTTTCATACAAGCTATAGGTGCTCACAACGTAGCTACACTTGAAGAAATGTCTGAGCTACACCTTTATGACTTTGGTATATTTATAGAGTTAGCTCCAGATGAAGAAGAGAAAGCCATGCTTGAAAACAATATTCAAGTCGCGTTGTCTCAGAAAAACATAGACCTTGAAGATGCTATAGACATTAGAGAAGTTAGAAACGTAAGCTTAGCTAATCAACTACTTAAACTTAGACGTAAAGACAAAGAAGCTAAAGATAGAGCTGCGCAAGAAAGAAACATCCAGCTTCAAACACAGTCTAACGCTCAAGCTGCTCAAGCTGCTGCTCAAGCTGAAGTTCAGAAAGAACAAGCTTTAGCGCAAACTAAAATGCAAGTAGAGCAAATGAAGTCTCAGCTAGGAGTTCAAGCTATGCAGCAAGAAGCTGAAATTAAAAAGCAGTTAATGCAATTAGAGTTTCAAATGAACATGCAGCTAAAGCAAGCTGAGGTTGAGGGTATGAAAGGTAGAGAAAAAGAGAAAGAAGATAGAAAAGACGAAAGAACAAAAATACAAGCATCACAGCAAAGTGAGCTTATAGATCAAAGAAAGACAGGTGGTTCACCTAAAAAATTCGAGTCGGCAGGTAATGATATACTTGGTGGATTTGATTTAGGTGGATTTGAACCTAGATAATTACTAATTTTTTATATTATTTTATTATGGATGAAATTAAAGAAAACGACGACAATGTCGTAAAAATTGATATGAATAACCTTAAACCACAAGACGAGCAAGAGGATGTAACTAAAGTAGATTTTAGTAAACCTCCAGTGGTTGAAGAAGAGCAAGAGAAAGTAGATGCTGAAGTAGACGAAACAACTGAAAATGATTC